CCGGAGGCCAACATGGTAATGATTATTGGATTGTGCGATATCATAACCAAGCTAGAGCAGGAGAACGACGCTCTCCGCGCCGATCTGCTGCTGTGGGAGAATGGAGGACCGTTGCCATGAGCAACACCATCCAATGCGAGCGATGCTTCCGAGTGGCTGTCATCTCCAAGAGCGGAAAAACCTACGTTTGCACGATCTGCGGACATCGGGAGAAGGTAAGGAAGGCATGAACCCCGCATTCATCTACGTCCACGCATTTAACGGCATCGTTCGCGTAGAAAGTCTGGATACAGCCAAGCACATCGATGGAAATCCAGAATGGAAACACGTTGCGACAATCAACCCTCACGTTGTTCTGGAGAGCATCTTGAGAGCGACGATCAAAGATCGGAATCAGATCATCAAACACCTACTGAGCTAATATGTTTAGCCACATTGGAGAACTACCTAAGCATCAGTACGTCTGGGTACGAGACAAGTTCGTATTGAAAGAACCTACCGGGGCAATGATTCCTGCTATCTGGTTCTCGTTATCATCAACACCAGGCCGCGCTTGGGGCTGCACCGTGATGCTGGAGTCCGGTGCCATATATCGAGGCTTACCACCTCACGCCATCGCCTTCAGCACTGACCCAGGTGAGTGGGCCATCGAACAGGCCCAGCGGTGGGATTGTTATGGATGGAAGTTCGCCACAATCGAATACACATTCCTGCGAGGCATGGACCTCGCTGCTAAGGTTTGCGGAGGAGAAGTCAACGGATCTTACCTTTTCACCGCCGCGCCAGTGGACGACGGCTTCAGCGATAACCCGTCGCAAGCTAAGGAGTTTACCTTCATCCGCACCTACTGCGACAACCTCACGATCCAGCCCACCGACAAGGTGCTGGTCATCGACAAATCATTCTGCACCACACCGCCAACTTGGCCTGCCGGGATTGTCCGGTCAGACACCATCTTCTCCTGCGAATAACAATCAAACACCTACTAACATGAGCACACACATCAAGATCGAAAATCAGACCGAAGTCCCTGTCCTTGTTGCTCTTTTTGAGCAGCCCAAATGCAACGATCATCCTACTAGGAGCGCGGTCCTCAAACCGGGCGAGAGCTGCGACTGGGGCAGCGGCTCCGTACCGCTGGGCAACTACCAGTGCTACGCCGTGATGAGCGGCGATGCATCATCGCACGACGAGTGGGCGTGGCATTTCCCCGGCATCGCAGAGGTAGTCGCGCCTTTGGAACTAGGATTCAAGTTGTGGCACGAGGGCGACATCGACTGGGCCAATGTTAAGGCTATGAGCAGTGACGATCTGAACGCTACGTTCGGATCGGCCTACACCTCGGCCAAGTCATCTACAAAATCATGGAACGGAATGTCTTCCTGCATATTCCATGTCCGCGGCGGTCCTTCCTGGGTCGAGGAAACGGAACAAGTGGGCATCTATAGGCCGAAGACAGTGGCCTATAATGGCGTTCAGTCCACCCCCATGAAGAGCGAGTAGATTAAAAATGAGTCTACTTCAAGAATTAGGGTTGACGAAGGAGTCAATGGCGAAGATGTTGGGACCAGTTCCCGCCTTCAAAGCCCCTGATCCATTGATCTGCCGGCGGTGGGAAGCTGTTCCAGCAAAGATTCGGGAATCCATTCTAAAGGATAACTCAACATTCACCTACAGAGAGTTGGCCAAGAAATACGGTATCTCGCATTCATGCGTATGGAACATCAAGAACAAACAACCAAACAAACAATAGAGGAACTACAACGATGGAAACTGTTATGTCACGAATTGGCCGCATGCTTGGGATGCGGATGCACAACTCAAACCGGCCTGTGCGTCCAGTGCCACAAAGCACAGAAACGGTATCGAGCGGTCCAGATACCGTTGCAATAGATAAAGAACCAAAGAAGAAAAAAAGAAAGTATCTCAAACATACATACATGAAAACCAACGATTCAATCGATAAGGTAAGAGAATTCAGGGTTAAGGGACTTACCTACAAAGCTATCGGTGCAGAGTTAAACATCTCAAAGCAACGGGTGTTCCAGATCATCGCCGCCGGCAAGAAGCGGGATGCCTCGAATAACAAATGGACCGCCGGTCTCAGTTCTCGCAACGCGAACTTGATGGAGAAGCTTGGGATCAAAGACAAGGAGACCGCCATCCATGCAATCCATACCCGTGACATCGTACCGTTCAAGTGGCCGAACTTCGGTGTTCGATCCTACCACGATCTGTGCTCGTGGCTTGGTACTCTACCCGCCGATCCCGGTCTAGGCCGGCACTGCCCCCATTGCGGTAAAACCTCCAAGCAATGAGCCGTCACGCATTCTTACTCGTCGAATCCATCAAGGTGGTCCATCTCTCAGATGGACGAACCATCCGAGTGCGGCGTGATCGAACCGAAGAGAATCTAAAGACCAACTACGGAGATGGTGATATCCACCTCACTTGCGTGTCCCAAGCCCATGATCCCATCGAGATGATCAAGACCTTGGCCCGCATGGAGAGCGTTCGATCCGTAGAACTGGTTGATTCCAAAGGCAACGGACTCGTAGTCCACAAACAAAAATGAAACAGTCCTCAACACACGACCTCGTCAACGCGCTCAATATCCTATCAGCCGAACTAGATACCCAAGATGGAATCCCCAATGCGCTCTGTGCAGAAGCATCCACTCGTCTCCTTGAGCTGGTCCAGCTCACGAGCGACCTTACAGCACACATCATCTCCAACCCTGTGCATCATGGTCGATGCAACGCCAAGACCAAGGGTTCCTACTGCAACTGTATCCTTGCACGCCTCATCACCGCATGAAGACCCCAAGGCAAGAGCAACCCTGGTACGAATCCCGCCTCTCAAATAACAAGAAACCTGGTCCCATAACCGAAGAAGAACGAACCATCATCACCGATGAGAACCGCCGGCTCATCGAGCAGTCCGCTCAGATAATTGCTTGGGGCATCGCTAAAGGCTGGATCGCTTACCCCGAACCAATAGAACGTCGCATATGGAAAATCCCTCAGCTCTCCCACCCTCCCGGTTCGTCAATCGATCCAACTCTGGAGTCGTAGTCACAGTCCTTCATGTTGGCCAGTATCGGCTCGCAGAACTCAAAGCTCCCGTCATCATCTACCAAAGAGGCAGCAACATCTACGTTCGCCTCACCTCGGAATTCCACACCAAATTCAAACCCTATGAAGAAAGCTAAAGCCAAGCCCGCCGCCAAGAAGACCGCCAAGACCAGCACCAAGAAGACCGGAACCTATTCCCCCAAAACTCAAGCCATCAAACGGCTGATGAAGATAGACAAGATGAAGTAGCCCCCAACGATCGGTCCCAAACAAACAACGATATGACACCGCACCAACGTGCGGCCCTTTGGCTTTCCAAGGTGCCGCCAGCCGTCTCCGGTCAGTCCGGACACTCAACTACCTACACCGCTGCCGTCGGTCTCGTACACGGCTTCCAGCTATCCGAGGCGGACTCTCTAGCCCTGCTCTCAAGCTGGAATCAATCCTGCCAACCACCTTGGTCCGATCGCGAACTCATCCACAAGCTCCGCGAGGCCGCTTCCAAGTCTCACTCCAAACCAGCCGGCCATCTCCTTCAATCAGGGGTATCCCCCTCAACCGCTCCATTCGATATCACCAAGGTATCCTTCAAGCGACCGTCACCAGCGGTTGCGCCCGATCCTCAAGCCAGCGAGTTCAAGCGGTTCCTTCAAGCCGCCTTCGCTCCCACCGAGGTGGTCTGTATCTGTGATGCCGTCGAGGAGGGTAGGCCAGTCACCGCTGGATCATTCATCCCCATCGAGGAATGGATCGCTCGCTTCGATGATCCGGCATCCCGCATCCTATCACCGGAACGCGAGGGGATCTTTGTTCGCATCAATCCCTTCAAACCCAACCTCTACAGCGGCAGCGACAACGATGTCAGCGCGTACCGCCATGTCCTGGTGGAGTTCGATGACAAGCCCAAGGCTGAACAGGAGAAGCTCTTCCGCGATTCTGGCCTCCCGATCACCGTACTCATCGATAGCGGTGGTAAGAGTATCCATGCCTGGGTCCGCGTAGATGCGCCCAACCGCAAGGAGTGGGACATCCGCCGGGATATCATCTACTCGTCGATCCCGGGCATCGATGCCAAGAACAAGAACCCCTCGCGCTACTCCCGGCTCCCGGGCGCATGGCGTAGTCCTGTATCCCAGCAAAAGCTGCTGGCCACTAACCTCGGCTCCGCTTCATGGGAAGACTACCTCACCTCCCGGGAGACCGATGACGACAAGTCCACGGTGGTCTCGATCAAAGACCTCATCAACTTCGATCCAGACAACGATCCCGACAACCTGATCGGCAAACGCTGGCTCACCCGCGGCTCCTCCATGATCATCAGCGGTGGTACCGGGATCGGGAAGTCCAGCCTCATGATGCAGATCGTCATCCGCTGGTGCCTCGGCCTCGAATTCTTCGGGATCAAGCCGGTGAAGCGATTGAAGATCGGAGTCATCCAGGCCGAGAACGACAAGGGTGACCTCGCCGAAGCCTTCCGCGGGGTCATCAAAGGACTCAACATGAGCGTCAGCGAGATCGCTATCCTCCAAGAAAACCTCCACTTCCGCACCGAAGCCGTCCGTACCGGTGACCAGTTCCTCGCCTACGCCCGCCGGTTCATCCACAAATCCAAGCTCGATGTCATCGTGGCCGATCCACTATTCAGCTACTTCGGCGGTGACCTTTCGGACCAGGGCGAGGTCAGCGTGTTCCTTCGCAACAAACTCCAGCCCATCCTACACGAGACCAAGGTCGCTTGGATCTGGATGCATCACGTTGCCAAACCTCAGCGTAAGGAAAGCAATGAACCACTCACCACAATGGAACTGGCCCACTCAGGCTTCGGCTCCTCCGAACTCGCCAACTGGGCGCGTGAGATAGCGGTTCTGCATGAGGTAGGCCAAAACAAACCTAGAAGGTTCCAGTTGGCCTTCTGCAAGCGCGGATCGCGGCTCCAGTCTAGCTCACTTCATCTTCAGCATTCTCCCAAGGGTATTCTGTGGGAGCAGTGGAACCCGATGCTAATGACCGGGGCGCAACTGAAGGAGCCGCAACCACCTCCACATCGGCCAAGGCGGCGCGCATAGCTTTCCACCAGTCTTCTCCACCAGCCTCTTCCTCCTCGGCAGAGGCTTTTTTCGCTGCTTCCATCAATGTTTCATCGACGACGGGTTCGTAGCTAGGAGCCTCCTCCTCCTTCTTCGATTCATCCTCCTCCTTACGCTTACCCGAACGCTTCCTTTCGAGTTGGCCAATCGATCGTTCATGCTTCTTCACCGCGGTCTTCAGATACGCAACATCACGCTTGAGGTCATTGATGGTTCTCAAGAGCAACGAAACCTTGTCCTCATCCTGCGGAGGAACCCAGTCACACCCACGCCACTGCCGATGAACCATGTCATAAACAAGGACTTGAGACTTCTTGTTCCTCATGGAATTGAAGGCACGGATCGCTCGACCAAGCTCACAGGCGAGATTCGACATTATGTAGGCCAGAACCTCGGACTTAGCCGGGTCGATGTCATGGCGTTGCGGGGGCGTCAGTCGGAACATCGACCGAAGCGTGGAACCATTGTCCAGATAACTCATAGCAAGAGCAAATTGCGTCATGGACGATCCAGCGTCAAGATAAAGGAATGTTGATTTTGCAGTGCACCCCAAAGAGTTACCATAGCCACTACTACTCTCCCTAGAGGGAGATTCACACTCCCTCTACTAGGGAGTTAAAAACTGCTTACGCCGCAAGCTTTTCGGGGGCTTTGAAGGCCCCCACGCTGCGGCTGCAGTTTTTGAATGACCCTCTACTGATTACGAAGTATCGGGTATAAGGCGGTTGTGATGGATGGATATGGATGTCGATTGCTGGAGCTTGGAGGGGTCTAGGAGAGGGTTTGATGGCTGGATGGAGTGTAGGGAGCGGAACGGGGGTTGGACCGCTTAGAACAGGACCGCTTGGATTGGCCTACTCGACCGCACCATGATTCCGGATTTCCCGATTCCCGATTCTGGAATTCCGAATTCCGAATTCCGTATGGCGTATGGAGAATCCCGAATACCGCACCATGAGGTTCGATGCCTGGGGGGGGCGCACATGGGCGGGATCCTGGACGGGTGTAACGGGGTCGGACACGGGATGTCCAAGGCCAATAGCGGGGTCGGACATTGGATGTCCTAGGGGGGTATCCTGGTCGCCTAGTGTTAAATCAGGAACCGAGACTATGGGCAAAGGAAGGAAGGAAAAACCGATGGCCTACTGTTAGACAAGCGGCAAGCGGCAAGCGGCCTAGGAAGGAAGGAAGGCGGGTGTCGGGTGTCCACACCCTCGAGGCAAAGAAAAACCCCGCAGGGTTGAACCTACGGGGTGTGGTGAATGGCTTGGGTTTACTTACCGTTCCCGGCAAGGGCACTAATGACCAGCAGGAGGGTGAATAGCAGGCAAAGGGCAAGATACCCTAGGACACGAAGTAAGGGCTTCACTTAAGCTTCCTTCCGTCGATCACATCCACCCGATACTTCACACCGGGCTTCGTGACCAGTTCACGCACGCCATCCCAGCATGGCGCGCACATCGCACGCACGGTGGCGCATTTGCCAGTCTCGTTTTCCCAGACGGAAAATTCAACGGCGCGACGATAGTCCATCAGGTTTTCACAGCGTGGGCAAAAAATCGCCCGGCCCACGGAGGATTTCAGGCTTTCTCGGTCGGCATTGCGTTTGAACGTTTCAAGGATGTCTTTCATATGGTTTTGCTTAGGCATAAATTGCCCGCAGAACCCACGGAGTTTCCCCCATGGATCCTCCGGAAAATTCAGGCTTCGAGAAAATGCGTTGCACCCTTTCCATGGGGTGGAATGTGGACAGACTCGAGACCGCCGCGAGCACCCGCACAGAGAAGACAGACGGCGCATGGCGTACCGTCGCGATCGGAAGCGCAAAGGTTTTCACCCACACTAGCTTCGGAGCCCACGCGAAAAGTAGACCACCCGAGTGACCGAGCGATCACGAGTTGCGCGACCGAGTCAACGGAGGCCATCAAAAGGGTTTTCCATCCTTGGAGCGATGGCTTGCGCCATTGGTGTGTGTAGCCTGTCCACCCCGAAGCCACACCCGCAATTGCAAGCGCAAGGGATAAGGGGATCCATGTCGGATCGCCGTAGGCTCCAAAGCGAACTTTGCGGCCCACGAAAGCTTCAAGGGAGCGCAAGGGAGGATAATTGCCCGCACGCCAAGCGCGCCAGATACCTTGCGGAGCCTGCCCGGGATTTACGTAGCATGTCCTTTCCACACCGAAGCGACCGTCAACCTCGTGTCCGCGATGGACACAAGATCCACAGATAAGCCGGTCAAGTCCCGTCCGGATCGCTTCCGTGGGACTCACAGAACGGACTAGGATCCAAATTTGGATCATGTCGCCGGTTTTCCGGTTGTCGGAGGGGTGATTGAAGCCGGTGGCGATGATCACGCGGTCGTGATCCTCGTGGAGAATGAATCCGTTCAAAGGGCCCCTCCTTCAATCCGAACGGAAAGAGCGCGGGTGTGATCTAGATGATCCCATGATTCAAGGGAGACTTGAGAAGCGATTTTTCCACCCTTGCGCCGATACCCACCGATAGCATGGGTAAATCCTGAACGGTAAGCTTCCCGAAGAGCTTCCGCCCGAGAGCGGAAAAAGCGACCGCGGGCGTCCAAACAAGCGGAAGCCGAAGAGCAAAAATAGTATCCACCGACATCTTCGAAGATTCGGGCGGTAACCGTTTGTGGGATTAGGTTCAAAGGACACCTCCGACTAGGAACTCTGCAACGCAGAGCGCGAGGGCTGAGATTACGAGGAACGCTCCGATGAGGATCGCGAGGGCGGTTAGGAAGGGTTTAAGTTTCATGATTTGAGAGGGAACCAATGATCGGTTCACGGGGGGAGAATGCAACGAGATGCGACGGGAGTCAACGACAGAATACAGAAAGGGAAAGAAAGTTTATCGGGGAAGGGATGAAAGCAAAGGGGGGTGATGTCCTGGTCAAAGGGGGAAAGGGGAAAGTGCCCATAAAACGTCCTTCCGATGCACCTAAAAAAAACGGGCCTGATCCCAAGACTATCGCAGATGCCGACTGGTCACGTGTCCTAGATGCCGCATCGCTCGGACTCCCGATGGAAAGGCTTTGGGCCCTTTCCGGAATGAGTGACAAGACTTTCAACCGATACTTGCTGAGATATCCGGAAAGGAAGGAAGCCATCGAAGCGGCCAGGACTCGTGGTGAATATGACCTTACCTCAGTCGTTCGATCATGCGGTAATGGCTGGCAAGGATCCGCATGGTTGCTCGAGCGTACTCGCGGTTACGTAGCCCGCGCCTCGTTAGAGCATACTGGTAAAGGTGGTAAGGAACTATCAGTTAGCGGCAATTTACTAGGAGCTTTTGGCGGGCAATCTAAATAGGATAAGCAATAGCAATAGCGGTATACGGATGGCGGATATGGTAATAGGACAACGGGGGCGGGGGACCACCCAGGAGGGGGGTGGGTGATACCTTATACCCCCCATCCCCACCCAACCCAATTTTATGAGTGTCAAGCAAATTAAACGGAAGAAATCCCCTTCACTAGGAATGGGTTCGCATATCCCTGCATGGAAGCAGCGTAAGCTCCTGGAGGAGGCACAACATTTGGCCAACTTCCCTAAGATGATGTTGGGGCTTCGCGACACCTATCCTTGGCAGGAGAAGGTGCTGGGAGCGTTGAACGAGAAGCATTCCAAGGTAGCACTCAAGGCCGCGAATGGTTCTGGCAAGACAAGCATGGTAGCCGCGAGCGCGGTTGTCTGGCACATGCTCCGCTGGCCTGGGAGCTTGGTGGTATGTACGGCTGGTGTGTACCGACAGGTGGCCGATGCTCTGTGGCCGCATCTTCGGAAGATGATCAATGGATTGGGTGGCGAGGAGAATGGATTCTCGATCAAGGATGGAGAGATCCGGTATGTGTACCCGAAGAAGGTGGATGGTCAGGAGCTGGTGAGTAGATGCATAGGGTTCAGCGCGAGCAATCCTGAGAAGGCGGAGGGCTGGCATGTGCAGGGTCCGAGCAATGATTTGCTGTATATTGTGGATGAGGCGAAGGCGGTACCGGACGGTATATTCCAGTCGATGGAACGGTGCCAGCCAACGCGGACTCTGTTGATGAGTAGCCCCGGGGGCTCCTCCGGCTATTTCTACGATGTGTTCCGGCGGAACGATGGGAAGTGGAATACCTTTACGGTGACGGCTTTCGATTGTCCGCATATCCGGAAGGAGTGGATTGATGATCAGTTCGCCAGATGGGGCGAGGGTCATCCGCTTGTGAGATCGATGATCTACGCGGAGTTCATGGAGGACGATGGGAGTTTGACGGCGGTAAAGACGATCGATTGGCAGAGGGTGGTTAGTGGCCCACCTAAGGAGGATACGGAGGGTCAGCCATTGACCGCGGGTTGTGACTTCTCGGCTGGTGGTGATGAGAGTGTCCTCGTCATACGCCAAGGTAATACGGTTAAGGGGCTGGTCCGGTGGCGGGATAAGGACACGATGGCCAGTGTGGGTAGGTTCATAGCGGAGTTCAGGAAGTGGAATCTGAAGGCGGCGGATATCTATGCGGATGTGGGCGGTATGGGGGTTGTGATGTGTGATGCCCTCCGCTCCGAGGGTTGGGATGTGCGGCGGGTTAACTTTGGTGAGCGGGCCATTCGGGATGATCAGTTCGTGAATAGGGCGGCGGAGATGTGGATCGAGTTTGGGCGGATGGTGGAGGAAGCGAAGGTGAATCTGGGGCCTGTGGGAACGGACGAGATTCTATTGCAGCAGTTCGTGAGTAGGAAGGTACGGACTAATGGTAAGGGGAAGCTGACGCTGGAGGGTAAGGACGAGTTACGATCCCGCGGGGTGAATAGTCCGGATCGGGCGGATGCTATGGTGCTGGCGTTTTGCGGTGGTGGCGGGAAGCGGATGGATGAGTACCTGAAAGCGTTGGGTGAGGATGGAAGGAGCTTGCTTGAAAGGATGGAGGATGAGATAGGTCCGGTGGAGGAAACTGGGTCTTCGCTTGCTGGATGCGAGGTTGGCGGGTAGGAAGAGGGGTATACATTTATGATGAGCGACAAACAGCGGAATTCGTTGCAGGGCCAGATTGTTGAGGCTGTTGCCCAGCGAAGCCCGTGGGAGATAAGGCAGACGCGGTGGTATGAGTTACGCCATCACGGATTGCGACGTACCAATAAGCCCTGGCCCAAGGCCGCGGATCTGCATTGGCCGCTCATTGATACGGCGATCGAGAAGCTCAAGCCGCTGTTCCTCCAGCAGGCGTTGGGCATGGATGTTGTGGCCAGCTTTGTTCCGATGCGCCAGCAGTTGAATGCGTATACGAAGGTGGCGGAGGACTGGTTCAATTATAAGATTCGGGACAAGACGAACTTTACGGACGAAGTCCTGAGCTGGGTGGATTACACGCTGATGAGCGGGCGCGGGGTGATCAAGTGCTTCTGGAATCCCGGTGATAAGCGAGTGGGGTTTGAGGCGATTGACCCGATGTATTTTATTGTGCCGGCATACACCGTGGATTTGCAGGATGCAGATTGGGCGGTGCATGTGATGCCGATGAGTGTGGGGGCGTACAAGCGGATGGCTGGGCAGTTCGGGTGGAAGAGCGATTCCAAGACGATCGAGAAGATTCGGGGTAATCCGCAGCAGGACGATAACGTGCCAGGGGCAGCGACCGAGGAAGACGCAAAGCAACTTCGTGAGGGTATCACTTACACGAGCAATACCGATGGGGTGATTGTGTGGGAGGTGTACAAGAAGCGGGATGACGGGGTGTGGGAGGTTTACCTGTATAGCCCCGCGGCAGTGGACATGGATCTGCGGGATCCGATGGAGTTGCCATATGATCATGGCCAATGTCCCTTCGTGGACTTCCCGTATGAGATCAAGGACAAGGGATGGTTCAGCCCGCGGGGCGTGTGCGAGATCCTGGCTCCGTTCGAGTTGTCGATGACCTCGATGTGGAACCACAAACACGATGCGATGACGCTCTATAATCGCCCGCTATTCCGAGCGGAACGGGAGCTGCCGAACAGTATCAACTTGCGGTTCTCACCCGGGCAAATCTTGCCGTATGGCGTGGCCCCGGTCCAGATGCCGCAGCCCCCGGTGAGCTTCGATCAGGAGCTGAACCAGACTCGGGCGGTGGCGGAGAACCGGATCGGTAGTCCGGATTACGCGATGGGTAGTGCGATGGGCGGGGGTAGTGACCGGCGGACGGCGACCGAGATCCAGAGTATCAATGCTCAGGCCATGCAGAGTGGGGATCTGCGGGCGCGACTATTCCGTATGGCACTGGGCAAGATGTACCGGCAAGCTTGGGGACTTTATGTTCAGTATGATTCCAAGAGTTTACGATACCGCTTCGCGGAGGACTCGCTGGATGCGGATCCGGTGGCATTGCACGATCAATATGAGCTGGAACCGAAGGGCGGTATGGACATGGTCAGCCGGCAGATGATGGTTCAGCAGGCCATTAACCGTAAGCAACTCTTCCAGAACAGCCCCTGGGTGGATCAGGTGGAGCTGGATAAGAGCATTATGGAGCTGGATGACCCGAGCCTGATCAAAAAACTGATACGGGATCCAGGTCAGAAGCAGCAGGATGAGCTGGAGGACGAGACCAAGACGATCCCGACACTGCTAATCGGCATCCCGGTGCCGGCTAAACCGGGTCAGAACTTCGCGGGCCGTATAGGTGTGCTGATGCAGTACCTGAATGGCGCCATTCAACAGGGTCAGCAGTTCAGTCCGGCTTCTAAGAATGCGTTCATGGTGCGTATTGACAGCCTGTTGCAGGGGTACGAGCAGGTGGCTACCAATGAAGCGCGGAAATTGCGGGCTGAGATCCAGAAGTTCCTGACCAGCAGCGGTTTGTTGCAGCAGCAGCAGCCCCAAATGCCGATGCCGCCCGCCGTACCAGAGCCGCAGATGGTTCAATAAGCTATGACCTGCAAAGATTGCCGATATCGAGCCTCCGACAAGACCTGCCGGCGGTTTCCGCCCACCAGTAGGCCAACTTGCTGGCCCACTGTACTGGATTTCGATTGGTGCGGAGAATTTTACGCTATGACCGCTATTATTGTGGAGCCTCAGCCCGTTTTGACCTCGATTCCGGTGCAATCCCAGCCCCAAGCTCCGTTAATGGAGCAGCTTGAGGAGGGTGTAGCACCGAAGATCAGGTTCCAGAAGGCTAAGAGGCAGGAGAACATCAAGGAGTTGCAGGATTCACCGCTATTCCAATCTTGATATGGCCGAGTACCAAGGAAAGAAAGTATCGTTAGGCAAACCTTTCTACACACCGGGCGAGTCCAAGAAGAAAGCGGTGTACGTCCGCAATCCGAAGGGCACGGTGATCAAGGTTCGTTTTGGTGATCCCAATATGGAGGTTAAGAAGGACGATCCGGAGCGGCGCAAGAGCTTCCGAGCGAGGCACAACTGCGATACGGCGAAAGATCCTACGAAACCTAGAACTTGGTCATGTCGGGCATGGTAGATTTATGAAAAAGAAATCGAAGTTCAGCAAACTGGCAACGCAACTCAAGAAGGAGGGCGCGGATGATCCCAAAGCTCTCGCGGCATACATTGGTCGCAAGAATCTTGGGGCCGCAGAGTTCATGCGCCGCGCCGCAGCCGGTCGCAAGAAGGCTAAGTGATGATTTCACTCATTTCACGAGTCCGCGCCGCATGGACTTTTGGCCGGCATCAATGCTGGGTCGATGCGCTTCCTTGGAACAGGGATGACGCGACCACCCTCAATAACTTTTTCAAGAGCGAGACCGGAAAAAAGTTCAAGGACGCTCTCCTGAACACTGTTCTTATGCAGAACGCTTCTGCAATTACGGACAGAAACCATTTGCAATACTCCTCTGGATTTGCAATGGGTCAGGCCAGTCTTGTGAAGGTCATCGAGATGATGGCCGACCGAGAATCAATTACGGGACAGGAAGATGATCCGGATTCTGTCACGAATACATAGGATCAAAGTTGCGGTTGCTGCGTCTGTGCGGACCAGCAAACGAATACAAGCACAATATGTCAGATGAAACAATGAGTGCCGATGCGATGCTCGCTTTGGCCAATGATCACGATGCTGGTGTCGATATCGACAGCCAACCACGGGAGCAGACTCAAAATAAAAACGAGTCAGCTTCGGTTGAGCAAGATTCCTCCAATGAGGGGAGTGCCAGTAAAGAGGTTAATAACCGCGAGCAAGATGATGTAGGCACGAGCAGTAAGTCAGAGACCGATTCCAAGGCCAAGCAGAAGGAGGAGAAGCCGAAGGATCAGAAGAGCAAATTCGCCCAGGATCAGAATCGAAAGACCAAGACCTGGGAACAAATCAACGCTGAGAAGGAGGCTATCAGGGCCGAGCGCGAGGCGGTGAAGCGTGAACGGGAAGAGTGGATCAAGCAACGGGAGCAATCCACGGTTGCTGATACCAATTCTTTTCGGGACGAGAAGGGTTACACTGCTGAGGATTACGAGGCTGCGGCCAAGGAATTCGATGCGGATGGTGACTCTCAGTTGGCCAAGGCAGCGCGAGCCAAGGCTGATGGCGTCCGTAAGACCGTGAGTGTTAAGCAGCAGCAAGTTCAACAGGAACGCTTTACGAGGACATGGGCAGATAATTTCAACAAGTTGTCCGAGAAAGAGACTTGGTTGAAGGATCAGTCTAGTAACGAGTACAAGCGAACGGTTGAGTTGTTGCAGCGCATTCCGATCTTAACAACGCTGCCCAATGGGTTAGCCCATGCGGTAGAATTGATGAAGCTCCAAGATACTGCGGGTCGATATCAGTCTGTAGAAGCCGAGAATAAGTCTCTGAAAGAACAGCTCAACAAGCTCCAGCAGAAGACCGCCATTGGTAAAAGCGTTCCGGCAGGACAACTTAAGACCGAGGAGAAAGATTTCTCGCGGTTATCCATGAAGGAGCAACGGGATGCGCTCATTCGAGCGACACGAGAGTTCGACCGGGAAAGCAACCAATAGCACAACCACAACTAAAATATGGCAGGCATTACTACTTCAACCACGCTAACCAGTCAGTTCCAGAACTTCTTCAGCAAGGAGCTTCTCTCGATCGTCCAACAGGAGACGATTCTTGATCAGTTCTCCATGAAGGCTCCGATCCCCAAGAACAATGGTAACAAGGCCATCACGATGTTCCGCTTTGGTGCGCCGAGCGTTGCTGGTGTCCAGACCATCAGTTCTGAAGGTACTCCTATCAGCTCTGGAAACTATCGTTCCCTTGTTCTCAACAGCCTCAGCAAGAGCCTCGCTCAGTACGGTCAGGTGATCGGATTGACCGACATCCTCCGCGCTACGGACCTGTTCAACTCCCTCCAGCAGGCCACCAAGACCTCCGGTCTGGACATGGCCCTCTGGGTTGACTCGGTCATTCGTAACACCCTGATCGGATCTAACCTCACTGCGAGCGGTTCTTCTATCGGTTCCGCCGCCGAGGGTGGTGGTACGTTCGATAACTCAGATGCTTGTAACACTGTTGCAAGTTCCGGTGGTATCAAGGTGTACGGCAACCCCGCTACGCTGACCACTCAGACCTTCTCCGCGTTGAACAGCGATACGACCGCCGCCAACACCACGATGACCGCTTCTGCTGTCCTCGATTCAATGACCCGCCTGAAGCGTAACCGCGCTCCGATGATCAACGGTGGCTACGTTTTGGCGACCGATCCTCGTGTTACCCGTGATTTGATGCGCGATACCGATTGGTTGAACGCTTCCAACTACGGCAACAAGGGTACCCCGTTCTACAAGGGCGAGGTGGGTTCCATCTACGGTTGCCGCGTTGTCACTCAGACCAACTCGTTTGTCAGCACCGGCTCCGGTACTGCGGCTGATGAGTTCATCTATCAGGCTACCGCCGCGGGTGGCGGTCTGGCGGTTAGCAAGGACATCATCGCCTCGTTCTTCTTCGGTAACGAGTCGTTCGGTATCCCTGCCTTGACCGGTGATGATCCGTTGTCCCCGAAGGTTGTGATCACCGATACCCCCGATAAGAGCGATCCGTTGAACCAGCTCGTCACCGTTGGTGTGAAGTTGTACTTCGCTACTCTGCGTTTGGCCGCTGGTAACACTGGCTCCACTGCTAACCCAGTCTGGTACTTGGTGCATCGTACGAAGACCTCTACCACGCTGTAATATGCGACCCAAGACGGCCACCATCATGGTGATTGCCGTCGGCCCAAAGGGGCATCGTCGAGAAATCGGTGGTGCCCCTTCTCATTCCGCTTGCGGATGTGATGAGGCTGACAACAATGCGCCAATGATTGCGATTCCAGTCGAGGCTCTTTCCACTGACACGGAAGATGGCCAACAGGCTTCCCCCGAGGTTGGTGATGAAGTTGTCCTACAGGAAGTTCGAGGTATTCTCAAGAAGCTTGAAAATGGTGAGGCTTACGTTGAGATCCAGAGCGTGAACGGTATGCCCGCCGAATACGAGAAGGCCGGCAAGGAATCAATGGAACCAATGGACGAAGAAGGTATGCGAAACATGGTTTCCGAGTACGACAGCGAGATGGAGTCTTAACATGCCGATCTACACCTTCGAGAACAAAGGCAAGTCCTTGGAGCAAATCGCTCCAATGGGAACCGATTCTCTTGTTATCAAGGGTGAACGCTGGACGAGGCAGCCGGTAGCCCGCTTCGGGGTTACCGGTTTTGCCCGCGAAGCCGAACTCAAGGACAAGGTAAAGCAGGGCTTTAGCCGGATGGAAGACCGGCAGGGTACCCGCTTTGAAAGCACTTTCAGCAAGAATCAGATCCGTAAAATTTGGGACATATGAGCATAGAATCTAATCTGGCAACCGAGTATTCGATGGGCAATGCGGGCTTCCAGCTCGTGACCTCTACCGCGTTGACCACTGGCCCATTCGTTGCGATCACCACGATTGCCGTCACCACTTTCACTTCGATCACCGGTAATGGAATCAGCGGCTCTTGGTCCACAGTGGCTATCCCCGCTGGCATTACGCTTCCTGGGCCGATCACGAGCTTCCAGATTTCCAGTGGTCAGGTGGTCGCGTTCAACGGAATCATCAGCTCCTAACCGTGACACTCGCTCTTGGAACACGATTGGCTTCAAGTGGGTCTGGCGGAAACGTCACGCCCGCCGATCTGCCGATCGTGCGCCGGGATCTATTGCAGGAAGACGAGTTCTTCGTACTGCAAGAGGATGGAACTGGGAAGATCGTGTTGTCTTTTGGCACCTACGATCGAATGGCAACTGAGCAGGGCACCGATCTCATTTTAACCGAAGCATCCGACAAATTCATTTTAACCGTAGAATAATATGGCAGACACAAAGATCACAGCACTGACGGCGTTGACCGCCGCTGATCCGGCTAATGACGTTATCCCTATCGTTGATGTCAGCGATACCACGATGGCGGCAAGTGGCACCACGAAGAAGATCAGCATCAACAACATCCTCTCGTCTTCACCAACTGCGAGTGGAGCATTGACCGTTGCCGGACTCGTCACCGCTGGCTCCGCCACCATCACTGGCGCGGCTACGGTGGGGACGACGCTGGGAGTGACTGGTAACCTGACGGTGGATACAGACGTGTTGAAGGTGGACACGACGAATAATCGGGTGGGTATTGGCACAGCCAGTCCGACTGCGGTTCTGACAGTCAACGGAGAGATTAGTGTCACAGACAACTTTGCGTTAAGGCTCGGTAGCACTCAAGCAGGAGGCGCAACATTGCTATACAACGGAAGCGGCAACCTCGACATTACTCCTCGATCTGGATTCCATACCAAACTCGTAGACGGCAACCTGATTATTGGCACTTCCGGCAAAGGCATCGACTTCTCCGCGACTACCGAAGGCAGCGGAACGATGACCTCCGAGCTACTGAACGATTACGAGGAGGGGACGTTTACCGCTACGTTGACTGGTGCCACTACCAATCCAACCATTGCTGTCACTTCGACCGGACGTTACACTAAGGTTGGCCGCATTGTAACTGTTGTGATTGGGTTTGAAAATGTAATTACAACTGGAGCTTCCGGTACTATTGGAATCGCTGGTTTACCATTTGCAAATAATTCAAATTTGTTAGCAACTTGTCCTGTTGCTTTTTATTCGATTGCAACATTTACAGGAAGTCCATTTGGAGAGATTTCATTAAGTTCTTCGTCTATAGCTTTCGCTTCCAGCATTTCAAATGCGATTTTTGGAGATGTAACACATAACGCTGGAACAACTAGGTTTTTAAGAACTACAGCCACCTACCAAGTCGCCTAATCCTATGCTAACAGAACGCACCATTTTCTCGCTTTGCGAGGTTCTTCCCAACACAACGCTTCAGGTTCGCCTGTCGGATCAGATCGTCGATGGCGAGGTTGTCAAAGCCTCCACCTTCCGCCGCTACTGCTTGCATCCCGGTGATGACCTCGCTGGTCAGCCCGAGCAGGTTGTCGCGATTGCCAACGCTGTCTGGACTCCTGCCGCTGTCGCAGCCTACGCCGCCGCTCAAACCCCTAGCCCCACCATCCAATGATCGTACCAGTTGATATTGTCGCAGTGCAGGTAAACCAGAACAACTCGCTGTTCGTCACGACTGGAATTGATTACGACAGCGATGGCGCGGTTGTTGGCAGTGAGATTACCTCGCAGTATACGCTGAATCCCGGTGATTCGCTGGAAGGACAGCCGACCGAGGTTGTGAATATCGCCAATGCGCTGTGGACTCCGGCGGTTGTGGAGGCTTACAAAGCGGCTAATCCGGTGGTTGAAGCCGTCCAGCCTACTGAGTAATGGAACCAACGAACAGCAGCACCAGCCCTGGACTCAGCCTAGCAGCAGCGGCAGGTGCCACCGCTGTTTCGTTTATTCCGTGGCTTACCGACTGGGTTCAGCTTATCACCGCGCTCATTGGCTTAGCCTGCGCCATCTACGGAGCCTACAGGCTGTTCAAATCCAAATGAAAAACACGAAAACAACTCTTGCCGGTGTCGGTGCCATTCTCGTTGCTGTTGGTGGGGCTCTCAAGGCCCTGTTCGACGGTGACCCGACAACCAACCTCGACCTGACTACCACTATCGCCGCGGTCACCGCTGGCATTGGCTTGATCTGGGCCAAGGATGCCAAGGAAGCCGAAGCCCCTAAGCCGTGAACTGGATCTACCAGATCCTCAAGGCCCTGCTCGACTGGCTCCGCGAAACACCACCCACCGATGTTCAACACGGCAAAGCTCCCGATGATCTCAAGAACGATCTGGCTGACCGCATTGCTGACCTGCCTGGGTTGCCAG